CCATCTTCTGAGTGCTCCATATGACTCTGCTTGTATGATAGCACTCAAAAGGGAACGCTTCAATCAGTTATTTAATGTATTTATGCAATTAAACACTAGAATTCTTTTGACCACTGCATCTGCAAATGGACCTCTATTGCCGTCATTGTCCTGCTGGCGCTGACCTGCGGGAAATAATCCATGTCCGTCACCATCAGGCCTTCAATGTATCCGCTTAATGTCTGATTGCTTCTCAGCATCCTGTATAGCGCCGAGTAATAGCCAAAGACCTTGTGAATCAATGCTGAGCTTCTTGCTCCCTTGCAAAGGATGAACACCGAGGCATTCATGGTAGCGATGTCGCTTGACATGCTCAGCGCCTCGAGGCTCTCATTATCCGGCTGGATATAGAGCATCGAGTTCTTCCTCATGCTGTCAGGGTCTGGGAAGTCAATCTCGATATTGCTTGCATCAATGCTCTCTGGTGCAATATTGCCCTGAGTTTCTATATAGCTATTTAATTGAGAGACCATCGTTGCCTTGAGCCTCTCAAGCACCTGCATTTCTGTCTTCATCTTGCCTTCCCCTTTGCTTTCTTCTCAATCTTCACGACTTCCTTCTCCACCAGCTGGTCAAGCTTCTGCCTGAATGCCGCACTCTGGAGGTATGCCTTCACCGGGGATGAGACGAAGTCCCGCTCGGGCAGTTTCACCGAGTGTACCTTCACCCATTTGCCATCAGCCTGAAATGTCAGGTATTCTCCCTTCCTGGCAGTAATCAGAGAGCCCTTTGCAAGCGCATAGCCATAGAAGACATTGTCCTTGGACCGTGCCTTGGCCTGTACGATGACTGCCTTACCGTTCCTCAGCACCTTGCGCTCGATGCTCTTGTAAAGCATTCCGGAGCGTTTGCTGAGACCGGCTTCCTTATAGCCTTTCTTTACCGGGCTCTTGGCAGCAGTGCCCACACCTGAGAGGATGTGCCTCATCACCGTGGTCTTCTTCCCGCCAAGCTCGGTGAGCATCCTGATAGGCTCAGAAATATCTGTCTCTATGGAAAGCTCGTTGGCCTTGCCTGTCTTTTTCCTTGAACCGAGTGCCATCTAGAACCCCACAGTACGGAGAGGGTCCAAGGGCTGAAGATACTTCCTGTAGTTGCTGTAGTTGATGAATGTCCGGCTGTTGCCGTCAAAGCTCTTGCCAGTAAGCCCTATGTTCCCGCCTGACTCAGAGAGCATAAGCGTCGCCACCCTGAGGATAGAGAGCCTGACCACCTCCGGAATCTCAGTGGCTTCCCATTTCTCTTCTGCCTCAAAGCCAAGATACCCATCGCAGATCTCCTGGGCTGACTTGAGGAACATGGTCTTGATGGTCACGGCATCAACCGAGTCCTCGAAGTTCCCGCTATAGGCATTAAACTGCGCGATGCTTACAATCATGTTCATCTCCAATTTCAAAACCGGCATCTCAGGATTACTCCCAAGATGCCTTGTGTCTGTTACTCTGAAAGAATGCCTGCAGTCCGTAGCTTGGCAAGAAGCGCGTTGAAGTCAGTCAGTAAACCTGCCGCATCAACCGCCACGCTGTCAGCCTGAGAGGCTGCCTTCTTCACACCACCAATCTTCGTGGTTGTCGCCGTTGGCAAGGTATAGGCAGAAGTCTGCAGTCCTTCGACCGTAGCCCCTGCATCAACCTTGATCTTGCCGCCGGAGAGGATTTCAATCTCCCCGCCGATGACCGTCTTCTCCCCGCCCTGGGCGGTGTAGTTCTTTGAGTTATAGCTCATACTCTACCTCCCATCAGGCGTGTTGTTGGAGAACCTTGATGGACTCAGAGAGCGTCAGCTTGCCGTCGACCCTCTGTGACCCAAGGAAACCGACCTGTCCGTTCGGAGCATAAAGCTCGCCTAGGCGCTTGAAGGAACGACCCTGACGGTCTGCAATCCAGTAATAGGAATAATCACCAAAGGCGATTGTCTTGGCTCCCGCCACAAGGGTCGGCATGTAGGCCGAGGTCATTACGGGGCGACTGAGAATGGTATCGGGAGTCCCTGCGGTCAGCGAAGGCTGCCAGAGGTAGTTGCCGTTGCCGTCCTTCAGCTTGCGGATGGCCTTGATGGTGGAATCATTGAGAATCCATACAGCGTTCTTGCGGTACGGTGTGTTGAGACTGTAGTAGAGATCCATCAGTTCGTCTACGGTGATTGCAGTCGCTCCTGCAGAGGTCACGCCAACATCAGCACCTCCTGTGGAATTGAGAATCCCGTTGGGCTTGCCTGTTCCGTTACCCGTGAAGAAAGCTTCCTCCTCCTTATTGCCGATGCGACGTGCAAACTCCTTGGCGATGTATCCCTCGAGGTCGAACACATTGTCGTTCAGCAGTTCCTCGGAAACCTTAATCATGGTCCCAAGCTTGTAAGCCCCTATGGTCACCTGCCCGAAAGCATCATCGCTCTCAGTGAAAGCGCCTTCCTCGTCAATCCATGAAGCGGTACCCTTGGACGAGACCACCGGAATCTTCCTGTCGCCACTTGAGGTCTGGATGATGGTCGCCAGCTGACGGAAGATGTTCTCCTCGGTCAATGCCTCGACAAGCTTATGCTCGAACTCGTCAGGAACCAGATACCCGCCCTCGCTGTCGGTGCCAATCTGAAGCGCATTCATCACGCTCGGCATTGAAGCCTTGTTGCGCATATGGCTCCAGAATGAAGACCTATACTCGTCAGCAGCCCTGCCTGATTTCATCGCCATGCCAGCATCCGGCCTGCCGATGATGGGCTTGTTGACGGGCTTGCCAAGCTCTGCATCAAGAGCTTCCTGGCGCTCCATGCGCGACACTTCCTTGCCAAGGTCGCTGACTTCCTGCTCCATGCGCGAGTAGGTGGCGTCATCCTCTGCGGTAAGCGTGCCCTTATCGGTCCTGTGTGAATCCAAGAAGCTCTTGCAGGCCTCCCAGGCCTTTGCTCTTTTCTCTCTCATTTCAAGAATAGTCATTTGCTATCTCTCCTTTTCAGTATTTCATGAGTCTCAGGCGTTCCATGAGGGAATCGACCGAGCGTCCTTCCTTGATTGGCTTCGGCATGATCTTGTTCAGAAGTGCGGCATCCGCCGCCTTGCTGGAAAACATCACAGGCTCTGGATCAGCATTCTCGCCAGCGCTTTCCTCGCGCCTGAGGATGTCATCGCAGAACCCCATTTCCTTGGCCTTGTTTGCGTCCATCCAGGTCTCCGCATCCATGAGATGCGAGAGCTTTGCCCTGGACTGACCTGTCTTTATCTCGTATGCGTTGATGATTGATTCCTTGACGCTGGAAAGCATGTCGATTGCCTTCTGCATTTCCTTGGAATCACCCATAGCCATCGTCAGAGGGTTGTGGATCATCATCATCGACACCGGGCTCATCAGCACGCGTGTACCTGCCATAGCGATGACCGAGGCGGCGGAAGCCGCCATGCCATCAATCTTGACGGTCACATTGTGCGGATAAGAAATCAGCATGTTGTATATCTGCGCAGCCGCCACGCAGTCACCGCCTGGGGAATTGATCCAGATCGTGATGTCACCGCCTCCTGCCTCAAGTTCATCCTTGAACAGCTTTGGGGTGACATCATCGTCAAACCAGCTTTCCTCGGCGATTGTCCCGTTGAGGAACAGCGTCCTTTCCGCCGGAGCTGTCTCCGTCGCCGCCTTGTTCCTCCACTTCCAGAACCTTTTCATCGTCATCCTCCTGTAATTGGGATTGTTGCCTTATCTGCGAGGCGTTAAGCGGCATCATGTTTCCGTTCACCAGATACAGGTCGCCACCTTTCTCCTCGCTGATGCGATCCATGTTCTCAAGCTCGCGGATGTCGTTCGCACTCAGCCAGCCGTTCTGCCGTCCGATTGCATAGCCGTTCATTCGCGACCCGTAATCGCCCCGGAGGAGTCCCTCCAGGTTGAACTTCACGAACATATCCTTCCTCTCGTCCTCGCGCAGGAGCGTCCGCATCATCGACTGCTCCCAGCGAACCACCCAAGGATCCAGCGTGTATTTCACGAATTCCAAGGATTGCTGCTCTATGTTGGAGAAGCTTGATTTCTCAAGGTCTCCCACCATATGCGGCGGTACCCTGAAGATCCTGGCTATCTCATCAATCTGGAACTTGCGTGTCTCAAGGAACTGGCTCTGCTCAGGGCTTATGCCTATGGGGGTGTATTTCATTCCCTCTTCAAGCACCGCAATCTTGTTGGAATTACCGCTGCCGCCGAATGTCGACTGCCAGCTCTCCCTGATACGTGCCGGGTCCTTGATGATTCCAGGATGCTCCAGCACCCCGCCAGGAGATGCCCCGTTGGCAAAGAACTTAGCCCCATACTCCTCGCAGGCTATGGCCATGCCGATGGCATTCTTGGCCATCGCGATTGGCGAGTACCCGACAAGACCATCGAAACCGAGACCGGGGATGTGAAGCACATCGGTCGGCCTCAGCGTGACGGATGTGCCTTTCACTGTAGGAGCGTCCTCGTTCGAGCGGGTGTATGTGTAATACAGATGCCCGGTTGCATCACGGTCCACAGCCATCTTGTTCGGCATCAGCGGATACAAGGCGATGATCTCGCCCTTGCCGTTGCGGATAATCTGGGCATAGGCGTTGCCCCAAAGGAGCAGATGCGTCATCAGGGCTTCCCTGAAGACGAAGCTGGACATTTCCGGATTCGGCTCGTCGTGAAGCAAGCGGTAAAGGCTGTGGTCTATGGCTTTCTCCTTGCCACCATCAGGCTTGTACCTGTAGAGGTGAAGGGGAAGCCCCGCAATTGCCTCGGATAGTATCCTGACACAGGCATAGACTGCGGTCATCTGCATTGCAGAACGCTCATTGACGCTCTTGCCCGCACTTGAGCCGCCCAGGAAAAAGCTGAACGAGCTTCCGGACGTAGCGTTCCTGGGCTTGTCTCTTGTGCGGAACAAGCCTGATAGTATTCCCATTGAATTTTCTCCTATATCAACAAAAGCCCGCGGCTCTCATAGACAGACTCCGATGTGTCGTTGCCGCATCTGATGGCTCTGTCCAGCGCCATGATGGTGGCAACCGCACCGTCTATTTTCTCGGTCGATTTCTCCTTGTCTGGCTTGATATTGCCTGCAGGGTCGGTGCGGATGAAGATGTTGTCCATCATCCAGCGAAGCACCGGGTGCCCGCCATGAGCAATCTTCCTTTCCAGGACAAGCTTCATCAGTTCCTTGGTCGGAGGACTCATATCCTTGAACCCCTGACCGAAGGGAACCACAGTGAAGCCCATGCCCTCGAGATTCTGCACCATCTGCACAGCTCCCCATCGGTCGAATGCTATTTCACGGATATTGTATTTCTCGCCCAGTCTCTCTATGAATTTCTCGATGTAGCCGTAGTGGACGACATTACCCTCTGTGGTTTCAAGCTTCCCTTGGCGGTGCCACAAATCGTAAGGAACGTGATCTCGGTTGACTCGGATGTCCATGTTGTCTTCAGGAATCCAAAAGAAGGGCAGGACATGATATGGCTCACCCTCATCCTGAGGCGGGAACACCAGTACAAATGCCGTGATGTCCATTGAGGATGAAAGATCCAGTCCGCCGTAGCAGACTCTGCCTTCCAGCGCTTCCTCATCGACAGGCCTTGCACATAAATCCCATTTCTCCATAGGCATCCAGCGTATGGCCTGCTTGACCCATTGGTTCAGCCTTAGTTGGCGGAAGCTGTTTTCCTCTGCTGGATTCTGCCTCGCGCTATCACATGCAGCCTGGACTTTATCAATGCCGACTGTGATGCCAAGTGATGGATTGGCCTTCTTCCAGACCTTGGGGTCTGTCCAGTCATCAGCTTCATCCGCTCCGTAGATTACAGGATAGAACGTCTTGTCCGCCTTCCTGCCTTCCAGGATATCCTTGGCCTTCTGGTGCGTCTCGTAGCAGATGCTGTGGGTGTCTGTTCCTGCTGTGGTAATCAGGAAGTACAGCGGTTGCATTCTTGCGTCTCCCGAGCCCTTGGTCATTACATCAAAGAGCTTGCGGTTCGGCTGGGTATGCAACTCGTCAAAGACCACTCCGTGAATGTTGAAGCCATGCTTGCTGTAAGCCTCAGCTGAGAGTACTTGGTAAAAACTGTTCGTCGGAAGGTAGATGATGCGCTTGGTGGCTGCCAGTATCTTCACTCTCTTATTCAGAGCAGGGCACATGCGTACCATGTCCGCTGCAACTTCAAAGACGATTGATGCTTGCTGGCGGTCTGCCGCACAGCCATAAACCTCTGCCCGCTCCTCCTCATCTCCACAGGTAAGAAGCAAGGCAACAGCGGCTGCAAGCTCACTGTTATGAGTTGGTATCCTCGAGCGTCCAGCAAGATAACAGTGGCTCGTGCTATCGACCTGAATGCACTGCATCTTCACTGGATGATTTACCATAGTGATATTTTCAAGCTCGAAATGCCCTGCAATATCAATGATGCAGGACAGCCCGTTGGTGAAGCTGTCAAATATCTCCTTGCTCTGGTACACGCCATGCTTAGTGTTTATGCAGATATCCCATAGATGACGCTCACCTGCGACAATCGGCTCGCAAGACTTGAACTTCAGTTCATAGGCTTGCTCGGTATCGTCAACCTCACTTTTCGCCACAACATGACAAATATTACCATTCTCGTCAAAGACACTGTCTCCGATTTGTATTTCTCCCATCGTGGTAAAACCATGAGGAGTGGGAATGAGGGTATCAAGGGACAGTTGTTTACCCATCTTCTTGGGTATCTCGATATAGGCGGTGTTGAACTGCCGGTACCCGTTGGGCTTGACGACACCAAACAGGTCTCGAATTATCTGCTCCTGCCAAGGTATCAGCTCGAACTTCTTGCCAGCCCACGTGCCCTTGGTGTGGCTCAGGCAGTTGATGAAGCCCACGGCATAATCTGCCTTGACTTTATCGTAGACCGAGTCCTTCGCCTTGAAGGGTGTTGTCTTGTAGTTCTTAAGCTGTTTCACAAGCCCTCCTTAAGGCATGAAAAAAGGCCCGTCTCCGAGCCTCAAATAGCAAGTGTATATATGCAAAAGATTTGACTATTCTCCGTACAGAATGAAGTTCCAATATTCGCTCTTGTGTTCCTCTATGAAGATTACAAGCTCGCAAAAGCCCATCTCATTGGCTATGTTCTGGACACGAAGGACATCCAGCATGTTGACCTGTCCAGACGACCTTATCTGCAATATTTCATCTCGGATGATGTTATCCATATCACTCCCCTTGGCTTTCTCTGAGAGCCTTGTTGATTGCGCTATGAGAGAAACGACAATCGTCGTAGCCTCTTTGAATTGTCTTGAAATACCACTCGCTGGGCATGGCTAGGGGTCTGGGGACCATGATGTAGACCATAGCTGTCACCATCTTGCCATCAAGAAAGATTTGCACATCCTGTTTGTAATAGTGACTTGGCCAGCCTTCATAGCGGTCAAGCTTTCTCTCGTCTGCTTCGCTTATCTCCCAAAGCAGTACCGGTACCGCTGAGCCTGTGTGCTCTTCTATGGTTGCGAACGCACACCCTTGTTCGCCTCTGAAACTGAGCTTCCAGCCCAGCAACTTTGTCGTTCCTATAGCCTTTGCATCAGGACACCTGAATGCCATCTGCTCAAGATTCAGATTGCTTCCGTAAGCAAGGTAGATTTTCTTCTTCATAATTGCCTCCTACCACCTAAAGGGCGGTTGCCCGCCCTCAGTGTCAGAAATGGCCGCTCTCATGCGGCTGTGTGAAAGCGCCATGCGGAGTTGCCGCTAAGCTTCTCGGTCAGGACCTTCCTTGTGTAGGCATATTCCTTGCCGCCAAGGCCGATCCTTATGAGGAAGCATCGCATCGTGAACTTTTCGTTTTCCTCTGACTTGCTCTTCTTTGCGCTGGCGCATCTCTGGGTCAAGGCCTGATGGTTCAGGCAAAGGGCCAGAAGTATGTAAGCTCTTATCACCCTGCAATCCGAAAGCGTAGAGTTGAAGAATCTGAGCTCAAGCGAGCCGTTGCCGTGGAATAGGCAGTGGTAGTTGAGAGCCGAATAGCGTGAGGAGTTGTAGTGGCTTTCCCTGTTGTCGTAGAAGCCATCGTACCAAATGTCCTCAAGTTCCTTCATGGTCTTGGGGTTTCGCTTTTGGATCTTCTCAATCAATGTCTTGTCAATCTTCTGGCAGAATCTCATCCTTTGGGAAGGTACATCCAAAGCTTTGTAAATAAGGTCGTTCTTGCTTGCCATGATGTTCAGGAAGTTCTTCAGGCTTCTGACCGTGTGGCCTTCGCTTCCAAGGTGGATGTGGATGCCTGTTCCAGTTGAGCCACCTGCAAAACCTCCTGCTTTTCTCAGTGCTCTGACAAGGTCCAGAAGCGTCTCGATGTCTGCATCGTAGGTAAGGATGGGGCTTACCAGCTCTACGCTGTAGTCTTTTCCAACCGATACCAGCCTTCCATCCCGCTTGACCTGGCAGTTGATGCTTGAGTCGCTCATGAACTTCCAGACCCTTCCGTCCGCTTGGGTAACTTCCCAAGTTCCGTAGTATGTGCCAGCGTACCTTTTCTGACCGTTAAGTATGCCCTGTGCAACCTCGGCCGCTCTTTCTCTGGTGATTCCTGTGAACTCAATCTCGATTCCAAACTTTGTGCTAAACATCTTCTTTTCCTCCAAGTGTGTTTCTTCCCTTTCGGTAGTGTATTAATCACTCTTTTCGGACTATATAGCAAGTCATTATAGCACAAAAAATTACATTATTTTTCTATTCTTCTAAGCTCATCTATGCCCCAGACGGCACCAAGCGATGAGCCACCGTTCCATGCCACGTGCACGGTGCCGATGTCATCCACCTTTATGACCTTGCCGTGCGTTCCTTCAGGCGGGGCCTGAGCATCGTCCATGAGAATCAATTCAACCTCGCATCCCGCAGGATACTGTCTGCGCAGGCTTTCCAGCTCGGTCTTACTGATCATTCTCATCGCTTTTGCCTCCAGCCTTTGCATCACGAAATGCAGAGCTTCCAGAGAGCTTGCCTAGGAGAATCTTCCGGTCAGCCTTGCTCTGTGGCCCTATCATCCCGAGACGGATGAGGAAACATCGGAATGCGTATTTCTCGTTCTCCGGTGTTTTCTCTTCCCTGATGTTCGTACGTTTCAAGGTTCTGGCCAGATTGCACAGCCCTGTGACGAACGCATTATATGCATGTACCGACTCTGGGCTGATTACCTCATTGAGGGTGGGGAATTCTATCCCTTGCTCAGTCTCGGCAATCGTGGCATCCTCAGTCCCGAATGCATGGGCGATAAGAACCTTCTTTGACCTTACGATTTCCTTGAGCCTTTCAATCTGGTTTTCATCCAGGCTCTCGCGTGGTATCACTACCTTGATTCCGATTGGCTCTTCTTTATGAACTGCCATAAGCACCTCCTGCTTGGTACTGTATCAATTACTTATATGCAAAGTAATAGCAAGTCTTTTCATAGCTGTTTCAGCACAATATCAAGCTGTCTCTTGTAAAGGTTCAGCTCATAGCGGAAAAGCGGAATCCTGTTCTCCCCATAGTCCAAGAGCTTATCTGCATCGCTTTCTGTGATGCAGTACAGCCCATCCTTGAAACTCCATGTCAGCTCCGGCATAGAGGGAATCTCAGGAAGAGAGGGTATCATGGCCTTGAGCACTTCTCGGTAGTCGGGAGCAGGCTCGATTGTCTCAGTGCTGGTGCAGCTTGTTAAGACGCTCAAGGCGAGAATCAGAATCACCAGGGCTGGGTGCCTCAAGCTGGACGGGCTTTTCTTCGCTCTTTGTTTCCTCGATTTCATCCTGCACCTCCTTGATGGTTGCTATCTCTTCCTGTCGTTTTTCAGCAGTTGCCTTTGCCTCCTTGACCTCTGTTTTAAGAGTTTTGACCTGCTTGGTCTTATAGGAGGAAAAACCAAGCAGGCCCAAGACTGCAATCACCAAACCAATTATCAACTCAGTCATCCAGCTTCTTCTCCAGGAGTTTCCTTACAACCGGTTTCCATAATGCCATGCAGGCAGGAAGCTGAAGGATGTAAATCACTACCGTAAGAGCTGGAATCAGCCAGTATGAGAATCGAATCTCATCAGGAAGAGCAGAGTCGCTTACTACGAAGAAATACACTGTGGCCAGAATGGCAGATAAAGCGAAGGCCACAAGACGGTTCTCTATAGCTCCAGCCTTGTCCTTACGAATGAGCTTCTTATAGAACTCCATCACAAGCCCTACAAACAGGGCAAATGCCAAAAGCACAAGCAAAAGTATCATTCTTTCTTTCCTCCATCCTTTCCAAGAAGCGAGATGAAGTATTTGTCCATCTTCTTTTCCTGCTCCTCGGACTCTCCGTTTATCTCATGAGTTCGAAGTGCCCTGAATATGACCCTGTCATTCTCCAGAGCCATTACCAGGCCTTCCTGAACCGTATCAAGCCGTTCATTGATTGCCACAAGTGTCTTGGCGGCATCGTCCTTTCCATCGGACCTCTTGGCATGGCGGTTCAGAATCCAGATTCCAATCCCGCCCGAACTGAACAGGCAGACGAGCAGGGATAGTACAAAGGTTGTAAGGTCCATCAGCTGGCCTCCTTGGGAAGGGAAGCCAGAAGCTCCTCGTAGCCATAGGTCAGCCCGTCACGAAGGACAGAGACCTTATCGGAAGAGCCCACCTGCTCGATGTAGCGCTTTACGATTACATCGCAATATTTCTCATCCAGCTCAATGGTGTCGCACGACCTGTCGGTCTGCTCGCAGGCAATGAGCGTGCTGCCTGACCCTCCGAAGGGATCAAGGACAAGAGTGTTGCTCATCGAGGAGTTCATGATGGGATAGGCAAGAAGGGCTATCGGCTTCATGGTGGGATGGTCGCCATTCTTCTTGGGCTTGTCGAACTCCCAGATCGTGGTTTCCTTCCGACCGGTGTACCATTGGTGAGTGCCTTTCTTCTTCCATCCGAAGAGCACCGGCTCATGCTGCCACTGGTATGGCGAGCGACCAAGCACCAGCGACTGCTTCTTCCAGATGCATGTCCCGGACAGATAGAAACCTGCCTCGGAGAATGCCTTGCGGAAGTTCAGCCCCTCGGTATCGGCATGGAACACATAGATGGAGGCGTCGTCTGCCATGAAGCCTTCCATGTTGGAAAAGGCATCAAGCAGGAACTGATGGAATGCATCATCCTTAAGGTTGTCGTTCTTGATCTTGCCGGCCGAGCCCTTGTAGTCCACGTTGTATGGCGGGTCGGTCACGACCAGGTTTGCCTTGGTCCCGTTCATCAAAAGCTCGAAGGTTTCCTTCTTCGTGCTGTCCCCGCAGACCAGACGATGCCTGCCTAAGATCCAGAGGTCGCCTTGCCTTGAGATGCATGGGTTCTTGAGTTCGCCCTCCACATCAAAGTCGTCATCCTTGATCTTGTCCTTGAGCGAATCCTTGAAGAGGTCATCGATCTCTGCAGGCTCGAAGCCTGTCAGCGACACATCAAAGTCAGCACCCTGAAGGTCGGCTATCAGAAGGGCAAGCTTGTCCTTGTCCCATTCGCCGCTGATCTTGTTCAGCGCCACGTTCAGCGCCTTCTCATGCTCTTCATCCAATTCGACAACTACGCACTCAAGCTCGGTCTTGCCCAGATCCTTGAGGACCTTTATCCTCTGGTGTCCACCGACAACCCTGCCGGTAGTTCTGTTCCAAATCACGGGCTCGACATAGCCGAACTGCTCTACGGATTTCTTAAGCTTCTCGTACTCAGGATCCCCTGGCTTCAAGTCCTTGCGCGGGTTGTATTCGGCTGGAATCAGCTCATCGATTTTCTTCGTCTCAATAGTCATCTTACCAACCCCCACTGTGCGAACTTCTCGAAGCCGCCGACATCCATGATGAAAGAGCGGGCTATCTCGACAATCTCCGCATAGGGAAGACCGTCAATCTCGGTATCCCCGATGGCACATGAAAGTTCGACTGGTTTTCCAGTGACCTGAGCCTTGAGCCATGCATAGATGTTCACCGACACATCGGCCTTGGACAGATCCTTCCCGTGAAGGCCACCGCCAGTAACCGAGTCAGCCATGTCGCTACCAAGCTTGCGGTTGGTGGCACCTGAATCCACATCAAGGCCTCCTGTCCAATAGCCCAGGGGATTCACCTCCGCCTTGGGGTAAAGCTCGTGCAACTCTTCGTTCGTGGCATGGCTCTGGCAGATGATCAGGCGCTCGCCATCGAGGATGTACTTCCCGTCCGTCGGGAAATGCCTGAACAGGTCCTTTGCTATGTGTGTCATCTCAAGCTGCTCTGCGGTTACAGGCATGCCCTTGAAGATGCCGTTGTCACCACAGCGAATCGTGTCCGACTGATTCTCTGCCAGGATGCTGTCCTGGGATACCAGATGGTAGTCGACCTTCATCACGCCAGCAATTCTTCCCACAACCTCGAGCACAGCTTCGGTCTCGATGCTCACAGAGGATTCCACGATGATATGGCATCTTCCGTGGCCCAGGAGAACCTCAACTGCGATTCTCGGGTTATCGGTTTTCTTATATGCGAGGTCCACGACGGCACCTGCAATCCTGTCAGCCACCTTGTCCGGGTGGCACGGGTTCACTTTCTCAAACATTGCTTTCTCCTTCAGAAGAGCATCGGGCAATCCCGGCAAGCACGAACGCCACATTCGGCAGTGCCACGCCGTTGCCCCACATCTTGTATTCGGCTGCATCGGAGTGTGGGCTCCCCAGCCATTTGCGTATCGCAGAATCGGACTTGGCCTTTGCAGCCTTTCCTGCTATTCGGCCATGCGTCAGGAACACATCCCGCCAGAAGGCAATCTCCTCATCCGATGGGTTCTCATTTCCAAGCCCATCGCACCACCAGTCAGGAAAGCCCTGAAGGCGTGCACACTCCGTGGGAGTGAGACGACGCACTATGTACCTGAAAGGAGGCTCCACGGCATTGATCACAGGCGGATCCTTGTATTCGCTGGCAACCAGCGTCGGTGAGAGTTCCTTCTCGGCTTTGGTATGAAACGAGTTCTTGCTGGTGCAGTACACAACAGCCATCCCTCCCTGGTTGCAGGAAGGATCCCCGCCATTGGCATCAAGCGTCCTGGTGGTCTCAGCTTCATAGAATCCGCTTTTGGGATTATCGGACTGCATCGCATGGCTGGCCTTCGAGCAGATGCCGAACACCGCAGGGGCGAAGAGCGTCTGGTCGTTGTTGCATGAGAGCGTGGCAGAGATGTCATCCTGAATGAGCGCACCCTTGCCTCCGCCTTCCTTTCCGCAGCGTATCTTCAGTGTCTTTGGAGTATCCAGGAGCAGTGGCACATTGTTGCCACCAGTTCCCATACGGCTCGTGAGTGTCTGACACACCGAGCTGTCCTCAATTTTGATCCTGCCATCCGTAGGATGGTTCTCAAGGACTATCGGCGGATAGTTTGCCTGAGCGCGGAGAGTCGAGGTCAGGCCATCGGTGATGTCCATGCGCTGCCCGCCCTGGTCGTTCAGGCAGATTTCGCCTGAGTCTCCAATGCCATTTGGAGCACAGCCGGGAGCATCTTGCCGCGTTCTGAAGCACGCCGGAGTATGCCAAGGCATGCCTTCCGGCTCAAACAGTACTTTGCCGGCACTCCCGCCTGCAAGATCTGCGACAAGGTAGATGCGTTTCCTTCTCTGGGGCACTCCCCAGTACTGGGCATCCAGCACTCGCCAAGCGAGGGAGAAATCATCCTCCACGACAAGTCCGGCTCCTGTCCATTTCGAAGGCTGAGGTACTGGCATATTTTGGTATCGGATGCCGATGACCTCCTCGATGACCGACTTGAAGTCCGCTCCGCCATTGGAGCTGAATGCCCCTGGGACATTCTCCCATACGATGTATCTTGGATATGCTCCATTGGTCTTCTCCCTCATCTCCCTGACGATTCGTATTGCCTGATGGAAAAGCGATGATTGCTTTCCCTCCAGCCCGGCTCTCTTGCCGGCAAGCGACATGTCGGTGCAGGGTGAACCGAATGTGATGATGTCGACTGGCTCTATCTCAGAGCCCTTTATCTGCGAGATGTCCCCCAGGTGCTTCATGAAAGGAAGCCTCTTGGTCGTCACCCTTATCGGGAACGGCTCTATCTCGGATGCCCACACAGGGACTATCCCGTTCAGGAGCCCTCCCAGAGGAAAGCCTCCCGAGCCGTCGAAGAGGCTCCCGAGCGTTAAATGATCTGTGTTCTTCATCTGCCCCTCCGTGCAGTCAGCAGGCGTTCCATAAGGTCGTCCTGCGGGTTGGCTCCGCCATAGTTGCCGGAGCAGTTGTCCTTGACTATCTGGAATATCTGGTACCAGATCTGATTGGTCTGCTTCATGAAGCTCTGGCTCATCGCCACATAGGGAGAGGCAATAGCAGCCCCCGTTGTCGGATGCTTTGCCAAGAATCCATACTCAGAAACACATTCCTCGCATTGGATCCAGCGCGACACGCTCATCGCATACTGCTCGATGAGAGTCTGGCTGACCTGCTTCTCGCAGCCACGTTCCTTCAGCCATTTCCACGTGTTCCTGAAGACTTCCTCGGCACATAGGTCTTTGCCATTTTTCTGAGTGGCTTTCATGAAGTCTTTTATAGGCGGAACGTCTATGCCATCAAGCTGAGCAGGCTCCGGAAGGACTACAGCCTCGTCGGCCTTGCCTTCCTGTATCTTTTCAAACAATGGTTTGGGCTTACGGCCTGCTCCGGGCCGTGCTCCGCCCCGGTTAGTTCCATCCCTGGCCATGAGTTATTTCCTTTTTTGATTTCCTTTGATTTCAGAGGGGTCAATACCCCGTTTGAATTGGAATTTTTGCGTGCGAGGGTTTTTGCCCGCAATTAACTTTATTTGCCGTAGAGATTTAGACCGCCTTCGGCATCGCAATCTGTATATTCATGCATTAATTCTGTACGCTTTCTTGTATGTTTATGCATATTATGCACAAGCCTTCATTTTCCCCACCGTGAGCCATCGGAAGCATGAAGCCTTGAATGGCAGCTCTTGCAGAGCGCCATGAGGTTCTCTTCATCGTTGCTGCCACCCTCACGCACCGGCTTGATGTGATGCACCATCGTGGCAACTTTTGCGATGCCGTCCTTTCTGCACATCTCGCAGAACGGATGCTCGTCAAGGAACAGCCTTCTGATGTGCCTCCAGTCCTTTCCATAGCGTTCATCGGTATGGGGGTCTCGCTGGTAGCGGTTGTACTGCGCCATCGCAAGCCTTGCATGCTCCGGGCAGTATCTTCCCGAAGTGAGTCTCGGGCATCCCGGATAACTGCATGGCTTCTGTGGCTTGTATGGCACTTGCTATTCCTTTCGTCGCTGGATAAAGAAAAACCTCCAAGGTCTTGCCCTGAAGGTCTCCTGTACTATTTCCTAAGCATATCATCTTCCAACAATCGAACTTTCTCAAGTGTGTTTTACTAAGGTTTCAAAATTATTTTTGCCATCTTATCAGGCCAAGCGCATGCCTGTGGACTTCGAAGACATAGTTCGAGCTGTAGCCGAAGTAGGCTGCAATCTCAGACCAGCCCATGAATGACAGGTAACGCATCTCAAGAAGCGTCTCGTACTCGGGGTTGTTGATGCTCCCTATCACGCCGGCTATCTCGGAACGTAGCTTCAGGAGCTCCTCAAGTTGCTCCTGAATGGACTGCTCAAGCTCGAGTATCCTGATGACATTGCGCTCCACCACCGACTGGCAATCCTGATGGGCTTTGGGCATATCGTCTATCACCGGGGATGCATATCCGCTGTATTTCCTGATGTTCTCCAACTGGCGCTTCTTGCTGGTAATCTTCTTATCCAGGATGAATGCCTGGGACAGATACTCTTTCACGGTCATGCTATATCCTCCTTTCTGAATGCATCTGATATATCTGGGTTGATCTGGCAGAGAAAATCGAACCACTGGCTGTGCGAGAACAGCTCGATATCGAATTTCACCTCATCAGCCTTCAGGTCATTTGGATTCCTCTCCAGAGCCTCGCTTGCCATGCGGTAATCCTTCAGCGCCTGCTTTACAACGGCTGTGACCAGTGTTTTCACGCCTTTTTCATTGAATGCCATCCTCGCCTCCAATCTCTGCCTTCACTGCCTCAAGCAGTGCATCCTGAGTTTTCTCCTTGCTGTCCAATGCCTTGAGAATCCGCTCATCTATGGTTCCCTTGGAAATGATGCGCTGGATGACAACCGTCCTGTCCTTCTGTCCTTGTCTCCAAAGTCTGGCATTGGTCTGCTGGTACAGCTCAAGGCTCCAGGTGAGCCCGAACCATATCAACGTGCTGCCACCGGACTGGAGATTCAGCCCATGCCCTGCTGATGCCGGGTGGATCAGCCCGACAGGCACGTTCCCTCGATTCCACTCACGGATTGAAGCCTCACAGTCCAGGGTCTTGAACGCTATGCCCAGCTTGTTGAGTCTAAAGCTTATCCGCTCAAGATCATGCCTGAACCAGTAGGCCACAAGTACATTGCGCCCGTTGGCAGCTTCAATAAGGTCCTCCAGTGCATCAAGCTTGCGTTCATGAAGTGCAATCACACTGCCGTCATCACCGTATACTGCACCGTTTGCCATTTGGCAGAGCTTTCCAGACAGCGACGCTGCATTGGCTGCGGTGATTTCGCCATCGGGGAGATCCAGCACCAGGTCGGATTTCATCTTCTCGTAGACCCTGCGCTCGGATTCGGACATCACGGCACAGGCCTCAGTGCAGATAAGCTCGGGCATTGCGATGTGGTCGCATGAACGCATCGAGATGGTCATGTCGCCGATTCTCCTGTAGATCTCATCCTCTGCACCGGCTTTCGGCTTGTAGCTGAAGATGACCTGGGCATTGCGTTTGTCAGGGTTGAAGAACTCATCACGATATCCTGTGATGAAGAACCCAAGACGCTTGCCTTGATCCAGCAACCTGAACTCAGCCCACAGGTCCAAAAGGCCGTTGCTGGCAGGAGTGCCGGTAAGGCCGACAATCCGCTTCACCATAGGTCTGACCTTCATCAAGGCTCGGAACCTCTTGGACTGGCGGCTCTTGAAGCTGGACAGCTCGTCGATTATCACCATGTCAAAACTGAACTTCGCATGGCTTTTCTCTATCAGCCACTGGACGTTCTCCCTGTTGATGATGGTGATGTCGGCCTTCTTTGCAATCGCTTCAAGTCTCTCAGTCTCAGTGCCGGTGGCAACTGCATACGTCAGGCCACTCAGATGGTCCCATTTGGCAATCTCATCCGGCCAGCTCAATCTAGCAACCCTCAGAGGGGCGATGACCAGGACACGGGAGACTGCAAAAGAATCATGCAGAAGGTTCTCTACAGCACTTAATGTTATGACTGTCTTGCCCATCCCGCAGTCCAGCAATATGGCTGATTCGTCATGGCTCTCAATGAAAGCCTGTGCGAATCTCTGATACTCATGAGGTGTGTATTTCATCCAGTATCCTCCCGATTTGATCTGTTTTATCCAGGACAAAAGCCCTGAATCCCAATTCCCGAAGCATCCTCATGCGAGCTTCCTGCAGTGCCCGGGGCTTCTTTCCAGGGGCCTTGACCTCGATGAATCCCATATGCCCGCCTGGCAGAAGCACCAGACGGTCAGGCATTCCATCTAGGCCAGGGCTTACGAACTTCGGTGCCAAGCCTCCCATGTCCTTCACTGCCCTCACGAGCTTTTGCTCGATTTCACGCTCTCTCATCCAATGATCCTCGCTACCGGGTCGACGATCTCAAACGCAGCATGAACAGCAGAAAGGAAGTTCGTGATGGGCTTGCCCTTGTATGACCAGCAGTCGATGCCGTCAGCGCAGACATGGAATCGATCCCGGTTGCCTTCGCTGCGTTTGATCAATACGGATGTTCCTCGGTACTTGGTGCGGTAACAGCCATGCCAGGACTGCTTCCATTTTCTCTGAAGGAACCTCTGCTTGCGTCTGGCTCTGTTCTTCATCGCGTTATCACGCTCTTTTGCCGCAAGGATGTCGCCTTCCATGATGCCTGCGCAGATGCAGCCGACGCTTACGTCCTCAAAGTAATTCTCATGGCGCATCACGTGAACGAATCGCACCTTCTGGCAGTCGCAAAGCTCGCAGGTGAAGAATTCCGGTACCTCAGCATCCTGGTCAGCTACGTCATGGATTTCAACGCATGTCCACCGGTCAAGGGGAGCACCCCAGTCCTTCAATCGCTTAAGACAGCGGCGGACGTATGCACTGTCCTGTTCATTTCCTGTCATTTCATCGTGTGCCATTATCTGTTTTCCTCCCTGTTCCCAATTCCTAAAAAACCCATATACGCGCAAATACGTGATTCACGGCTTTCTTTCTTGTTCATTTTCATGATTTCCTTTTATTGATGATTCTCAGGAACACTGGAACACTCCCTCCTAAGTAGCCTTGTGAAAGGCATTTGGAGTGTTCCGGTAATCGTTCCCAAGCCTATTTCCAGGAACTTGGGTTGCAAGTTCCTGTGTCTGACACAGTTCCTGTTCCTGAGATGAAAATCACACGGGAACATTTTTGGGAACAAAGACAAACTGTGCACCATAGCACTTTACACGCTCCTTTTGAGGAAGCCTGACCCAGCCAAGCTTTTCCAGTATCGCCGTCAGTTCATTGGAGTCGGTGCGCTTGATGTTGGCACGGTCTTTGCCAAAAACCTCGCACCAGATTTCCAGATTACAGACCCTGGATCGTTTCACCGTTGCCTTCTGGCCTGGTGTGGTGAAGCCACTGTCCGTCAGAAAGGCCCGCCTTTCATAGGTGTCCATGCAGTCCCAGTTCTCCGGCAGCGGCGTCTCAAGGAAATCCCGTACCAAACCCTCACGTTCGTCAGATTCCAGTGCCTCGCGCTGTTCTCCCTTTGCAGAGGCTTCAAGTTCGGCTGACAGATGCAGTGTCTCTCCGGCTTTTACGTACTCATAGACCTCTGCCCAGATCTGCTTGATTTCTTCGGAAGTGATATCCCAGGGGTGGACTACCGATCCTCCCGGTGTCTTCACCGGCCAGAAACGCCGGTTGCCAGTGGTGTCACGAAGGTAACCTGACTCTGCATTTGTAGTACCGAAGAAGATGCACTGGCGCGGATGCGGCGTGGCCCGTTTCCCGAAGGCAGCCCTGTAGATGTCATTCTGCCGGGAGAGGAAGGAACGCAGGGTTTCGACCTCAGCCTTGCGCAGTCCGGCAAGCTCGCCGATTTCCAATATCCAGTAGCCCTGAAGCTTCTCGGCGGCAGTCTTGTCCTTTGTATCGCCGAGGTTCAAACTATCTGAGAACCACTCGCCGCCCAGCTTGGAAATCAGGGTGCTCTTGCCGATGCCCTGCGGGCCGTTGAGCACGAGCATAGTGTCGAACTTGCAGCCGGGATTGAAGATGCGCTTTACAGCGGCGCAAAGCGTCTTCCGTGTCACAGCGCGCACATAGGCATTGTCCGTGGCCCCGAGATAACGGATGAGTATGGTGTCCGCCCGCAGGATTCCATCCCAGGCAGGCAGGTGCTCGAAGAACTCCCGTATCGGGTGATAGGATCGGTCGTCTGCGACCTTTGCGACAGCAATAGCATAATTGCGCTGGGAGAAGGTTCCGTAATGGGAATCGACATAGCTGATAAGCTGCGCATCATCAGCATCGCGCCAGTACTTCGAGGGGTGCTTCCAGGGAACGTCCCCTTTGATCTCCATGCCGTCAAGTTGCTGGTTGAAAACTATCGAGCGGAGTTTTTCATCGTTTTCGAGAATAAGGGTGATGTTGTGCAGGTTGTTCAGGAGTACCGTCGAGCGTGTTTCATATTGCAATCGTCTTCGCCATTCGATATTGCTGTCACCAGTTGCAAAATCATCAGAGGCCTGTGCCTGGCGTTCTTCGACCAGAAGCAGCTTCACGCCTTCATCGCTTGATGCCACCTCAGCCATCTGGGAGTATGAGCGCTTGGGATCATCATTGCCAAACCGGTGAATCCTCACGAGGTCGAATGCGTTCAGGAGCATCCCGCAAGCGGGGTCAGTGGCATGATGGGAATAAGCCCATTTGTCATCATAGACAACCACACCAGCAGAGCCTTCACCAGGGAGATAGTCGTACCTTCCTTCTACAGCCGATGGTACATATATCCCTTTCAGGAACTTCTCCATTACATCCTGCACGGTGTATGTACGGCAGAACGCACCGACTATACCTGCCTTGGTCATAGGGTCAGCCTGATGGGTTGCGCTGTCATGGAGGACCGCTTCAGATTCCCTTGAGCTTGTCGGCCACTGGGTGATATCGCGCCAGTCTGCATACATGGCAAGATACTCATCTGGGTTCAGAGCTTCCCCATCACCCTCGAGGAAGGCGAACTGGCCGTCAGACGGGCATGAAGCCCAGTACATCATGCGGTTGGCCTGATAGGTGGAGTCATCAAAAAAGTCCATGCCTATCTGATGGGCTAGCATCCTCATGACCGCAGGGTATTCATCCTCGGAAACGGTCCGGCTGAACCTGACCACTATGCGATATCTGGGATTGTCCGGAGCGTTGCTATGCGTGGAGTAGATGAAATATCCATATCGTCCAAGTGCAGACTTGGCCTTGTCCAGGAAATCACTGCCCTCCGGGATGTTATCGGCATCCAGCGTTCCGAGGGTCCTGAATGTGACATTGCCGTTCTTGCGGATGCCGCCATTGAGCCACCCGCCAACGAACCCGCCTTGGTCTTTGAGCTTGTCACGTTCTGGTTTCGGAAGCCTTGGGTATTCCTTCATGGTCTCCGAAGTCCTGATGGGCTCTGAGTTGCGCTTTTTGATATCATCCCACTTCCATTCTTGGTTCTTGTACTTTTTGTCAGTCTTGTGGTTGCAGACTGAGATCCTGATCTTATCTTCCACTTTCTATCTCCTTGCAGTCGTTGCTGAAATATCTGATCCTGTATCCCTTTCGCTTGGCTCGTTCCATTTCGCCAAGCATCCCGTCGCTTATCCGCTCGCCGAAAACCCATAACTCTCGGCATATGCCCATCAGGGCCTTGCCAAAGAGAAGTCCCAGCTCTCGCTCGGTTCTGACCGAGTCGTTTAAAAAGCGCGTAAACAGCAGATGAGGCGCCAACGGGATAAATCCCTGGTCTGCTGCGAACCTGCTGTACCTGCAGGCCGACTCAACATTTGCCACGGTATCCCCGGAATAAGGGGAGCAGATGTACACGAATGGCCGGTACCGTCTGCCTTTGGCCTTCACAGCTTTTTCCTTTTCCATCTCGATGCGCATCAGCGCTTGGTATGCCGTAGGATCCTGATACCCCTCGGCGTTTGTCTTGCTTATTTTTTCCAAGGCATTCCTCCTTCAATCCTTCTGGTAATAAGGGCATTCATAACCATCCGCCCTGAGGACGAGCCCCTCAGCCCAAGGCGGTGTCTTCCCCATGAGGCTGCTGATGGCCTCAAGGGTGTCGCTGTCATCGGCCTCGATGACCAGCTCGTCATGGATGTGCATGACTATTTTCTTGTCTCTTAACGATTTCATTGCGTAGCAGAGGATGTCGCGGCTTGTGGCCTGGACAATGTTCTCGACCAGCTTAGGCCCATAGGTATCGATGCGTTCCCATCTCTTGGTCGCTCCAATGCCTTCATACGTGACGGATTCTCCGTCAAACTTATTGGTACCAATCCGTGGTTTCACATAGGCAAGCCTGCGGCCGGAGGGAAGAGCGATGAACAGCATGCCTTTCATGCAGGAGAATTGCAGTTGACCAACACGGGTGCTTGTGTGCTTTTTCACCGCTTCCTTGACTGCGGCATCGACTTTCCACCAGAAGCGCACGATATTAGGGTTTGCTATTCTCCAGGCGTCCACCAGCGGTTTGAGCTCGTCTTCCATGAGTCCCATCTCAAGGGCACCCATCGCCGTGAGCGCACCGACTCCTCCGCCATAGCCGAGAGCCAGCTCCGCAATCTTGCCTTTCTGCCTGAGGTGTCCGTTTATGCCATGCTTCTCGACAGGCACCTTGAACATCTTGCTGGCGCTTGCGCAATAGATGTCACCGTTGCTCTCAAAGACATCCAGCCGCCATTGCTCGCCTGCCAGATACGAGAGCACCCTCGCTTCGATTGCGGAAAAGTCCGAGACTACGAACTTGTACCCCGGGCGTGGGACGAAGGCAGTCCTGATGAGCTGGGACAGTGTGTCCGGGACGTCATCGTAGAGGATCTCAAGAGCGGAGTAGTCGCCGCAGAGGACAAGATTCCTGGCGGAATCAAGGTCTGGAATGTGGTTCTGCCTGAGATTCTGGAGCTGTATCGCGCGTCCCGACCATCGTCCGGTACGTGCTCCATAAAAGAAGAACATGCCTCGTGCCCTGCCGTCAGAACAGGCGGTGCGCTCCATTGCCTGATATTTGCTTACAGATGACTTGGCGAGTTTCAGGCGCAAGGCAAGCACATCCTGGATCTCTTCCGGTGCTTCCTTTATGAGGGAAGCCACAGCTTTCTTTCCCAGTGTCTGGGCCTCGACCCCATGCATTGAGAGCCAGGTCTTCAGCTGAGCCACGCTGTTCGGATTCTGCAGGGCGGTCAGGTCCTTGAGGGACGCTGTGAGCTCCTGCTTCGATATCGAGTCGAACCTGATGGCGTTTTGTACAAGGTCGCTGTCCAGGGCAATCCCGCGGTCGTTGATCTTCTGGTCCAGATGGTATTCATCCCAGACAAAATCCGGGACAGGGTAGTGGGCAAGTCGCTTCTGGATGGAAGCCTCGACATCCACGTCACGGATGTTGTAGAGCTTGAAGAGCGACCATTTCTCCGCATCGTGTGAAGGGAGATTTCGTGTTCTTCCTCCATTTGCCGCGGTCGGCGTGCATGGCATGCAGAAGTAACGCAGAAGGCGGCTTCCCTCGGCCAGCTTCTGGTCTTCCAGTCTCAGGACCTGGCCGACTCCTTTCAGGGACAATGGAAGCCCGTTGTATGCGGACCATACCAGAGTGCACCTCCATGAGGAAGGTGAGAGGAATCCTGAAAGGGCGGCGTCGTTTTCCTTGTAGCCCTGGAATATGTCAGGGTGCCTGCGTTGCATCCAGCGGGAGAGGCAGATGCGCTCAAATGAAGCGTTGAACGCCCACTTGGTCACCGTCTCATCCACAATGGCCTCAAGAAGGGTTCTTGGAATCTCCTCTCCTGATGCAATGTCGACCGTCCTTGCCGGTCCTCCGTCTACAGAATAGCCAAAGAGGAGAATCTCAAAGTTCGGGGACTCGCTGTATCTGTAGACCCCGCACTTCGTGAGGTCCACGTCACTGTATGTCTCCAGGTCTATGGACAGGTTGGTCATTCTTTGTTGCATCTGTATCCTTCTTCTCCTGCCGGGCAGGGAACATCATCGAAACGAAACCGGGCGGCAACATGATGTGCCGTCCGGAACTGGAAGATTTAGGCGAGGAAATCCTCATCGTCATCGGTCTCGAAATCGGACTCGGCGCTTGCCTTGCCACCCAATGGCTCTCCGTCACGGATCTTCATCAGGTTGTTCAGGCCACATGCGATGCCCTTGTTGCCATTGCTGTTGAAGGCATAGAAGCTGATGGATGCCTTGCCATACACACCGCTGTAGACCTCAGACCTGTCGAGGATCGGCTGGCATGTGGAGTCGACGATCCCTGGAGCGGTCGCGGAGTTGGCATTAAGGAAATACGCGTTTGTGTATGCCTCGTCATCCGGCCTCTCGGTGTCGCCATCCCTCAATGGGGTCTTGATGGCAGAGAGCGGGGGTACTGTCTTGCCGTTGCCGCGGAGCTTTCCTGCTCCTTCCTTGTAGGCAGCCTCGATTGCGGCCTTGATCTTCCTGACTGTCTTCTCATCGCTTTTCGGGATGATGAGGGACACCGAGAACTTGGGCTCGCCGTTGTTGATGCTCTTGGCTTCCCAGACGTTTGCGTAAGACCAGCGGGTATCCTTTCCCGTGATCACCTTCATTGGATTTTCAATTCTTGACATGTTCATTCCTCCGTCTCATTGAATTCGTTGTTTGTCATTTCCGGGCGCTTGTCGCTCTCCGGAACCAGTGCAGGCTTTCCCTGCGGCTTTATCACCAAGGCCCCCAACAGCTCGTTGAACCTTGTCTTTCCGAGCAGTCCGGTCATGGCCGTTATGCCTTTGACTTTTCTCTCATACGGGTCATAGCCCGCGGATTCCACTTTCTCGGCCACCTTGGCCTCGTCGCTGTATTTCCGGATTGAGCGCCCCTCGACCAGCTTGAACCCTGCGATCCTCTTTCCCTTGAGAGCCTCTCCCAGGGCATAGCCCTTGACGTCATCAGCCCAGGCTACAAGTCCATCCAGCTTTGTCAGGATTTGTGCGACCTCAGCCTCGTCCAACAGTGGCGGTTCCCTGAATTCGTACTGGGCGAGCTCCATGTTCATCCTGGCTCTTTCCCTGCATTGGGCCTTGACCTTGCAGAACCGGCACCAGTCTCCTGCTGCAAGCTCGCCATCGCCTGTGATTGCCTTCTGGGCGGCAGGCTCAAGGACCTTGTCTGCCCACAGGTAGAGCGCCTCACCGGATATGTGGCTGGAGCTGATGTTGCCCAGTCGTGGCTGGAAGATGGTCATTCCGATGTCCCCAATCACGTACAAAGGTCCGAAAACCTCACATGCACCAAGTGCATAGAGCATCATCTGACTGTTG